CATCTGGTATGCCTATGCCCCCCTCAAATTTGGAATGAAATTTTCCCTAAGATACCGAGGGGGCAAAGGTCATTTTTTACGGCTCATAAAATCGCATAAGGGGGTATAATCTGATAATGGCAAAAATCAAGAAGAATTTGAGCGAGTTGCGAAAAGCTGTGGATAGCTGCGAACCAGCCAAGAGAGAACTAGGCATAAAGCTGTTAGATCAGCTGGAGTACATGGAAAATCTGCTGAGCGAGTATCAGAAAAAGATAAAAGCAGAGGGTGCAATCATCGAAGCAACAAACGGCAATGGTTTTACTGTCAAGACAGAGCACCCTGCAAGCAAAGCGTATGCAACGTTAATTGGAAAATATAATGCAATGGCAAAGACAGTTGAGGATATTATCCTTGACAGCCTGCAAAAATCTGAGGGTGACGAGCTGTTGGAATTCCTAGGCGGTGCAAAGCGTTGACGGAGTTTGAAAAATATTTTACTGGCATTTATGACGGAAATATCGTTGCGTGTGAGAAAATGAAAAAGGTTTCGGAAATGCTGCTGAACAGATTTGCAAGCCCTGATGAATTTCATTTTGACGAAGCTATTGCAACACGGCACACGGACTTCATCGAAAAATTCTGTAAACAGCCGTCTGGAAAACTAGGTCAGCCGTTGAAATTGGAGTTGTTTCAAAAAGCAAGACTGCAAGCATTATTCGGTTTCGTTGATGATAACAACCTGCGCCAGTATAACGAATGTTTGATAATCGAAGGCCGAAAGAACGGCAAGACAACGGAAACTGCGGCGGTCGAAAATGATATGCTAGTCAATGACGGAGAGGGCTCACCGCAGATATATAATATCGCCACAATGCTAGATCAGGCAAAGCTAGGGTTCAACGCCTGCTATAAAATGATAAAACAATCGCCATTGCTGAGCAAGCATATTCGCAAACGTGCAGCCGATTTGTACTTCCCATTGAACATGGGATTTATAAAAGCCCTTGCGAGCAACTCAAACAGCCTTGACGGTTTGGACGTTCACTGCGGTGTTATCGACGAATTGGCGGCGATTAAAAATCGAGATCTATATGATTTGATAAAACAAGCAATGGGCGCTAGACAGCAGCCCATTTTATTTTGCATTACAACAAACGGCTTCGTCCGTGGCGGCATTTTTGACGCCCAATACGAGTATGCAAATAATTTGCTATATGGACGGCTGACGGAAAATAATAACAGGTTTCTGCCGTTTATCTATGAGTTGGATAGTCCCGACGAATGGGACAAGGAAGAATGTTGGATAAAAGCAAATCCTGGGCTGGGCACGATAAAATCAACCGACTATCTGCGCCAAATGGTGCAGAAAGCCAAAGACGATCCTAGCTTCAAGGCAACAGTTATGGTAAAGGATTTCAACCTTCCACAGAATACCGAAAGCGGTTGGCTGAGATGGGACGAGCTGAACAATGAAGAACCTATCACGGACTATCCGTTCAGATATTTCATCGGTGGTTTTGACGCTGCTGATTATATAGACCTGAATGCCGCAAAGGCTATCTGCAAAAAGCCTGATGATGATAGGTTGTATGTAAAATCTATGTACTGGATACCGCAAGCCGTCCTTGACGCTGACGCTGAAAAAGGTGACAGACGTGGACGAGATAGTGTGCCATATGAACTGTGGAAATCACAAGGTCTGCTGAGGACGTGCGAGGGAAACAAAGTCAACAAGCGTGTCATCCTAGACTGGTTTTTGGAATTGAGGGATAAAGAAGACATCTATCCTCTGGCTATTGGCTATGACCCATGGCACGTTTCGGACGAGCTGATAAAAGCGTTTGAAGAAGAGTTTGGCAAGGGCGTTTTAGTACCTGTGCGTCAGGGCGTTATAACGCTGTCTGACCCGATGAAGAATTTGAAAGCCGAGTTTCAGCGACACAACATTGTTTACGACAACAATCCGATTGACAAATGGTGTTTTCTGAATGTGGCTGTCAAGACAGACGTCAACGGCAACATTCAGCCGTGTAAGAAATCTGACCGAACGCAGAGAATAGACGGGCTTGCGGCACTACTAGACGCATATGTGGTCTATTATAATCGGCAGGAAGAATTTGAGAGTTTAATATAAGGAGATAAAAGTGACAACCGAAGTAATTAACAATCTATTTGGCATAAAAGAAAGTTTTGAACTTCCGCAGGTGCTTCTTGCTAAACTTCTTGACAAAGTTGAAAAAGACAAGCTGTGTAAGGAATTTGTCAAGCAAGGTTTCAACGGCAATAACGATTGCCTGCGTGACTATTTTCAAGAGAATAACGCAAACCGCAGTAATCTAAAACAGGATTATACACCCGATTGTCTGTGCAAGCTGATTTCCAAGCTGGCGCCAAAGTCAGAAAAGATAATCGATATATGTGCAGGAACTGGAGCGTTGTCAGTCGGAATGGATAGAGATAATTTCTTTCAATGCGAAGAATTGTCGCAGATGAGTATCCCTGTGCTACTTCTCAACCTTGCGCTGAGAAATAAGAATGCTGTGGTTCTGCAAAAAAACGTCCTGCTCAACGAAGTGCAGAAAGTTTATAAGCTGAGTAAATCGGATGAGTTTAGCAACATAGAAGTTGCTGACACATATGAGGAAAATGCAACGGACGTTGTTATATCAAACCCACCTTATTCGTTGAAATGGGAGCCAAAGTCAGACCCACGCTTTGAGGACTATGACCTTGCGCCTGCTAAAGCTAGCGACTATGCATTTGTACTTGACGGCTTATCACGGCTGTCAGACGTAGGCAAGGCATTTTATATCCTGCCTGCAGGTGTCCTCTTTCGAGGAAACGCAGAGGGTAGGATCCGCAAACAACTCATAGAGAATAATTTGATAGACGCAGTTATTTCATTGCCTGAAAATATGTTTTTGAATACCTGCATACCTGTCAATGTTATCGTCTTCAACAAGAACAAGCAAACGAGAGACATTTTGTTTATCAGTGCCGAAAAGCTTTTTGAAAAGCACGGCAAGCAGAACGTCATGACGGATGAGCACATTCAGAAAATAGCCGATACATATCACAGCCGCAGTGTTGTTGAAAAATTCTCAAACGTGGCAAGCTATGAGGAAATTGCTAAGAATGACTACAATTTGAACATTCCACGCTATGTTGACACGTTTGAAAAGGAAGAACTTCCGTCTTTGAAAGACCTCTGCAAAGAGCTGATACAAAGTGAACTTGAAGTGCGTAAGGCAACGAATGACCTTATGGCAACGCTGAAAGACCTCTGCGGTGATGATGAATATAATCAGGTCAAGGACGATTTTTTGAAATTCTTCACTGAGCAAGACATTGTCGGTGAAACCATGGCAACATGGCTTGAAATGAAAAATCTTGAAAACCGCACGGACTACATTCTTTCCCATGCCAAGAAGGAACGCAAACCACTGCTTGACATTGTGACATTTGAACGTGTGAAAAAAGGCAAAGTGTACGAAGCTGGCACTGTCTATATTCAGCTATCCGCTACGGACGGAAAAGTAAGATATCTTTGCGAGAACTCAGAGCTGGAAACCAAGTACGGCGTATTTCAACCCAAAGACAAGAGCATGGGAACAAGATATCTTTTCTATATCTTGGAATATGAAATGGAAGCGTTTTTGGCACGATATCAGAGCGGAATGAATATTAATCCTGAGATTTTCAAATTCATGCAAGTTACGTACTATCCCGAAGTGAAATATCAGCAAGAAATAGCTATGACACTTGACGGCATTCAGGCAAGATATGATGAGGTTTATCAAGAAAAAGAATCATGGAAATGTTTTAAGGAATTTCACTTGTCGGGAATGTTCCCATGATAAACAACTACAGGCAGAAAGGGGTGAAAAAAATGGGTCTGATAAATCGTTTTAAAAACAGGTCACAGGTAGTGACCCGATATAAGATGATGACGGAAATCGGCAACGGCTACTATGGCTGGGACGGTAATGTTTATCGGTCGGACTTGGTGCGTGCCTGCATTCGCCCAAAGGTCAAGGCTATTGGAAAACTGACTGCAAAGCATATCAGAAAATCATATAGTCGAAATGGTGACGGCAGTATCGAGATAAACCCTGAACCATATATGCGAATGTTGTTGGAAGAACCTAATGAGTTCATGACAATGCAGAAAATGTTGGAAAAAGTCGCAACGCAGTTGTGTTTGAACAACAACGCATTTATCTTGATTATTCGTGACGGCAACGGCTATCCTACTGAACTATATCCTATTCCTGCTGACAGTGCGGAATGCGTATATATCGGCAACGATTTGTATTTGAAATTCACATTTTTCAATGGTCAAAGATATACGTTTCCGTATGCAGATATCATTCATTTGCGTAGCGATTTTTACAAGGACGATATTTTCGGCGAACGGCTGAGCGAAACGCTGACGCCACTAATGGAAATCGTAACAACTACAGATCAGGGCATTGTCAAGGCTATTAAAAATTCGTCAATTATTCGCTGGCTGTTGAAGTTCACTAGTTCCCTGCGCCCTGAAGATTTGAAAAAGCAAGCGCAGGAGTTCAGCGAGCAGTTCATGAGCGTTCAGAACGGCACAGGTGTTGCGGCGGTCGACAGCAAAGCTGACGCAAAGCAAGTTGACGCAAAAGACTATGTACCGAATTCATCGGTCATGGAAAAAACCACACAGAGAATTTATTCGCTGTTTAACACAAACGCAAATATCGTGCAGTCGAACTACACCGAAGACCAATACAACGCCTACTACGAATCGGAGATAGAACCAGTGGTAATGGAACTGGCTGGCGAATTCACACGAAAACTATTCAGCCGTATCGAAAGAGGGTATGGCAATAAGATAGTTTTTGAAGCGTTCAATCTGAGTACTGCGTCAATGTCAACCAAGCTGAATCTGGTGCAGTTTTTCGACAGAGGCATTATGAACGCAAACGAAATCCGAAGCGTGTTCAATCTGGCTGACATTCCTTCGGGCGATCAGTACTATGTCAGACTAGACACGGCAAAGATAGACAGCGGTGAGGGAGGTGAAAATGATGAAAATTAACGTCAAAGGTACTATCATTCCGAATGATGACCAGTGGATCTATGACCTTTTCGACATTGACGCCACTTCTCCTGCAAAGGTTTCAAAGGGTATAACTGCGGCGGCTGAAAAAGGCGAGCTGTTGGAGGTTGACATCAACTCTGGCGGTGGTGATATTTTTGCGGCGTCCGAAATCTATTCGGCAATCCGTGAATATTCAGGCGACGTCAAAATACACGTTGTTGGTCTGGCGGCAAGTGCGGCAAGCGTGATAGCGTGTGCAGGCAAGTCAGATATATCACCGACGGCACAAATTATGGTGCATAACGTATCATCAGCGACAAGAGGTGATTACCATGACATGGACAAAATGTCAGAGATTTTGCAAAAAGCCAATGAAACCATTGCAAATGCCTACATAACAAAATCGGGCATGGCAAAAGAAAAGGCGTTAGAAATCATGGACAAGGAAACATGGTTGACGGCTGATGAAGCGGTCGGACTGGGATTGATAGACGAAATCGCAGGAAACAAGAACGCCAAGTCACAGCTTGTGGCGGCCTACTGCGATATCATACCACAGAACGTAATCGAAAGAATGAAAGCTGAACGTGCTGATAAAAAGATAACAGCACAGGCAAGGCTGGATAAGCTAAAGGAGGGTTATAAAAATGACAAGACAGGAAATGCTTGACAAGGCTCAGGTCCTCATCGACGAAGGCAATTTTGAGGAAGCTGAAAAGCTGATGAATGACGCTGAAAAAGCGGCAAAGACACAGGCAAATCTGAACGCCATGACAAAGGACCATGCGTCAGATACCATGAAAAATATCATTGAAAGGAATGAAAACAAGATGAGCGAGAATGCGATCACACACACATCAAACATCTATGACAGCATAGAGTACAGAACTGCATTTATGCACAACGTTCTCGAGGGTACACCAATCCCTGCGAAGTTTGCGAACGAGGCACAGTCCACAAAGACCACTGACGTTGCGGCTGTTATTCCGTCAACAACCATGCAGAGAATCGTTGAGAAGCTGGAGGAACACGGACAGATCTATGCCCTTGTCACAAAGACAAATATCAAGGGTGGCGTGACAATCCCTACATCAAGCGCCAAGCCAGTTGCAACATGGGTCGCTGAGGGTGCAAGCTCTGACACACAGAAGAAGTCCACAGGCTCAATCACTTTCAGCTACTACAAGCTGAGATGTGCTATCTCCATGTCGCTTGAAGTTTCGGTAGTATCTCTTGATTTCTTTGAGACAGTATTTGCTAATCAGGTAGCCGACGCAATGATCGCTGCTATCGAAACAGCAATCATCAAGGGTGATGGTTCAGGCAAGCCGAAGGGCATCACAAAGGAAACTGTTGTCAGCGGTCAGAACGTGGACGTTGCACTGGCAAGCGGAATTACATACAATACCTTGTGGGATATGAAGAAGAAAATTCCGTCAGGCTACAGAGCAGGCGTTAAGATGTTCATGAACTATGCAACATTCTGCGACATTCAGGCACTGACGGATACAAACGGACAGCCTATTGCTAGGGTCAACTATGGCCTTAACGGAGATATGCAGCCGTCAGTTCTAGGCACACCTGTTGTGTTCTCTGACGATATCGACGCTTATGCAGACACTGTATCGGCTGATACAATCGTTGCATTCTTCTTCCGCCCTGAGGACTATATCCTCAACACAAATCTCCAGATGACAGTCAAAAGATATGAGGATAATGACACCGAAGACCAGGTAACAAAGGCTGTTATGCTGGTAGACGGCAAGGTCATCGACAAGAACAGCCTTGTAACGCTGACCAAGAAAAGCAAGTAATCATGACAAAAAAGGGGGCATAACGAATGCTAGAAAGTTTGAAAAATTCGCTGAGGATATCGCACAACAAGCTAGATAGCGACATTATGTCAAACGTTGACGCCTGCATGGAAGATTTGAAGCGTGTGGGCGTTTTCGTTCCCTTTGACGCTGATGATTGCAGTGCAATTCTGAAAAAGGCTATCGAAAACTATGTCAAATGGCAATATGATTTCAATGGCAAAGGTGAAGATTTCCGCAAGAACTACGAGCGTTTGCGAGACGCACTAAGCCTGAACGAAGACTACACGGAGGGGATTTAACAATGTTCAATGATGTTGTAAAAATTGCCAAAGCAAAGATAGTTTCAGACGAAATAGGAAATCAAGAAAAGGTCGTTGACTGGGAGAACGCCAAAGAAGTGTTCTGTCAGGTATCATCAGTTTCACGTTCTGAATTTTACAGTGCCGCACAGGCAGGGTTTCAACCCACGCTGAAAATCAATATGGCAGATTACTATGACTATGATGATGAGGATATGCTATTTTATAACGGTCGGGAATATCGTATCATACGCACATATGTCGCAGGAACAGCCATTGAACTGACGGCTGAACGTTTTGGCGGTGATTGCTGATGAAATCGGTTGAAATTGATGTCAGCAAACTGGCAAAACAGGTCGCTGATGACCTGAAAGAATACAGCGAAGAAACCGCAAAAATAGTTGACGGCTGTATCGACGAGGTTGCAGACCAGTGTGTCGAAAAGCTGAAAACCACATCACCACGTCGGACAGGCAAGTATGCCGAAAGCTGGAAAGCCGAAACAGTATACGCTAAGTCGGGCAACAAACGTGTTGTTGTGCGAAACAAAAAATACTACTATCTGACACATTTGCTGGAGCATGGTCACGCAAAAAAAGGCGGTAAGGGCAGAGTAAAAGCATTTGTGCATATCAAACCTGTTGAGGAGTATGCACAAAAGGCACTGCCTGAGCTGATAGAAACGAGGTTGAAGAAATGAATTTGACATTGGCTGATATACGTTCACGATTAACGGCTATCGACGAACTGAAAGACAAGGTCGCATACTATTCATCACGTGATGAAATGAAAACGCCATACTGTGTGTTCTATCGTGAAAGCACCATAGACAGCGGAGACGATATGCACCCCGCAAGCCTGCGAGAGCAGACGATAGTCATTGAATTGTACACTAGGAAAATTGACGTTGAATTAGAAACGGCTGTTGAAAAGCAGTTTGCAGATTTTGATTTAGAAAAGTCTGAAAGCTGGATTGAGGACAGCAAGGAGTATCAGATAAGATATTCATTTACCAATTATTTGAAATAAGGAGGAATTAAAATGGCTGAGACAAAGAAAGCCCCAAGTAACATCATCTTGGGAAGCGGTTATATCTACTATCAGGATTTCAACGATGAAACAATACCTGATGTTGATACTATCTGCACCGAAGCCAATGTGCTGGGTTATATTCAGGGCGGCGCAACCCTGTCCTATAAGCCGACATTCTACACCGCAAGTGATGATGATGGCACACATCAGAAGACAATCATCACAGAGGAAGAGGCTACGCTGAAAACTGGTATCATGGTATTCAACGGCAATACCCTTGACGTTCTCTGCGATACCGCAAGAGTAACAGAAGATACCAGCAAGAAACGTAGAACTGTCAAAATTGGCGGTCTGAAAAATATGCGTCGCAAGAAGTATGTTCTGTGTTTCCGCCACGTTGACGCAGTTGACGGAGATATATGGGTTATGATCGTGGGCAACAACCAGAGCGGCATCGAACTGGCGTTCGCAAAGGACAAGGAAAGCGTTATTGACGCTGAGTTCAAGGCACTGCCAAGCGACAGCGAAGGAACACTGATCACCTACATCGAAGAGGACAAGTCAATAAGTGCCACATAAGCAACACAAATACACAGCCTGCTGAGATTTTCAGTGGGCTGTTTTTTTGGAGGTGTAAAAATGCCAAAGACGTTGAATTTTAACAAAATGCAAAAACCTAGCCTGCGCATTGAGCTGGCTGATGAAAAGCATACCACGATTTTTGTCATGCCACCCACAAAGGGTGAAATTGAAGCGTTTGGAGAAATATCCGCAAAGTTAGGCGGTAACAAGTTGGACGAAGCGATCGAGATGTGCGCAAGGTTGATGTCACACAACATCGCAAAGATACCGATAACGGCTGAGACACTGGCTGATTGGGATATCTATGACATTCAGATGTTCTACCGCACATATATCGACTATCTGCTAGAAATCAAAAATTCAAAAAACTAGCACTCCCCTACTATCCACCGCAGGATAGGGAGGGGGAGAAATATGAGATTTCCTCAACGTGGGAAAAACTGGTTGCGGACTATATGGGTATATCGCTATATGATGTTGATGATATGGACTACTATGACTATCTGTTGATACGCCGTGACGCATTTATTGCACGGCTCAGGCAGAGCGAGAGCGGTCAAGAGTACCTAGACAACGCATATAGGCTGACCCTGACGAAGCCTGACCGACAGGCTTTGCGAGAAAATTTCGGAAAGGGGGTAATGATAGGTGGCAAAAAGTAGCATAAAGGGCATTACTATCAAGATAGGCGGCGACACCACAGGTCTTGACAAGGCGCTGAAAGAAACGAACAAAAAGAGCCGTGAGTTGGAGAGCGAGCTGAAAGCGGTCGACAAAGCACTAAAGCTAGACCCGAACAACGTCACACTGGTCAAGCAAAAGCAAGACCTGTTAAAGGATAGTATCAAAGAGACGAAATCAAAACTGGACGTGCTAAAAGAAGCGCAATCGCAGGTCACAGCACAGTATAAAAAGGGCGAGATAGACGCAGGACAGTATCGCGCGTTTCAGCGAGAATTGGAAACAACAAAGTCAAAGCTGTCAAGTCTGAAAGACGAAAAGAAAAACATTCACGTTATCGGCACGGCATTTAAGGAAGCCAAAGACAAGGTCGAACCTGTCATAAAGAAAGTCGAAAAAGTCGGGTCTGTCATAGGCGGTGCGACAGGCAAAGCCGTAAAGTTCACGGCAACGCTGGGCAAGATAGACACGGCTATGATAGGCAAGGCGGCTGATGGGTTCAAAAAATACACGCAGACCATAGGTGTTGGTCTTGCGGCTGTAACAACGGCGCTTGCGGCAAACGTCGAAACTAGCCGTGAATGGAACAGTGATATGACCAAATTGAAAACAAACGCCGAAACCAGCGGCAACGATTTTGATTTTATGAAATCAAAAATGCAAGATTTGGTGGCTATCACAGGCGAGTCCGATTCAAGTATTGAAGCGTTGTCAAACCTTATGGCTGTCGGTTTCAGCGATGAACAAATGACGCCTGCTATAAATGCACTCAGCGGAGCGGTTGAAAAATTTCCTGACACTTTGAAGATTGAGAGCCTTTCAGACAGCTTGCAGGAAACCCTTGCCACAGGTGCTGCGACAGGTCAGTTTTCAGAGCTTATCGGGCGTATGGGTGATAGCGTTGACGATTTTAATGCGGGTCTACAGAACTGCACGTCAGAGGCAGAACGTCAACAGTATGCCCTTGATTGGCTGGCAAATTCGGGTCTGTCGGAAATCAATGACGAATACCAATCAGCAAATAAATCAACGCTGGACTATGAACGTGCTAGTTTTGAATTGCAGGACGCCCTTGCGTCTTTGGGAACTGCATTCACGCCTGTTATGGCTGGTGCAAAGGGAATGGCGGCAGATTTTCTGACAAAATCGTTACCAGCTGTTCAGAAATTGTCAGGTGGTTTTACCCAACTGTTTGACGGCGTTTCTAGTTTGCTAGACGCATATGACAGTGGCGGTCTTGACGGCTTGACCGAACAAATCCCGATTGTTATATCTGGGTTGTTCAGTTCTGCGTCAGAAACGCTAGCCGAAAACGCACCTACACTAATCACAGCGGCAACCACAGTTTTAACATCTATCATTCAATCACTAGCACAATCAGCGCCGTCACTAATCAACTCCATTCTGCCGTCACTGCTTAACGGCTTTTTTGGATTGATAAATGCACTGGTTTCAACTATTCCTACGCTAGTGCCTGAACTGGTGCAGGGCGCAATCACACTGTTTTTAGGCCTGATTGACGGACTAAATGACGTTATCAAACAGTTAATGCCAATGTTGCCTAGTTTGATAAAACAAATAACTGACACGTTGATTGAAAATCTGCCTGCAATCATTGAGGGCGGTTTCCAGCTATTAACAGGATTGATAACAGGTCTGACCGAATGCACACCCGATTTGATTAACGCAATAATAGCGTTGATACCTGTTATAACAGATTCATTAACAGAAAATCTGCCTGCGCTGGTCAAGGCAGGTATGGAATTGATAGTCGCACTGGCGAAGGGACTACCTGACGCTATACCTGATATTATAAACGCACTGCCCGAAATAATCGGTGCTATCATAGACGGCTTCAAGGAAGTTGATTGGCTGGACTTGGGCGCAAATATCCTCAAAGGCATTTTAAACGGATTAGTTTCTGCGGTTAGTGGAATTTGGAGCGTAGTGCAAGACGTAGGTAGCGCCATTATAGACGGATTTTGCGATTTTTTTGACATTCATTCCCCGTCAAGGGTTATGGCGAAAAAGGTCGGTCAGTATCTGCCGTCTGGTATTGCGGTCGGTATGGAAGACACTGCGGACGAACCAGTGGACGAGGCACAGGCTATTGTTGACAGCGTTGCAGGCGTATCGGCTGAAATGGATCCTGTCATGATAGGCAGGCAAACCACAAGAAAAACGACTGACAAGATATCAACCGAAGCCGACAGCACCACACAACACGGCAAGAGCGGTGATCTGACAGTGGTTATGAACATTGACGGAAAACGTTTTGCCACAGTGACAGCACCATACATGGACGTTGCTATGGCTGAAAAAATCAATCTAAATGCTAGGAGGGTGGCTGACAATGTCTAGTATAACGATAAATGGCAAAAATTCCTATACCGATTTTGGAGCGTTGCTGACATCACGCAGTACGCCGCCGCCAAGTATCAGGGATATATCGGCTACTATACCATACCGCAATGGCGACATATGTTTCACATATCAGAATGGCGGTAAACCTACCTATGATACACGAACACTGACATACAAATTCGTGTTTATGGACTGCCCGAAAACCGCCCTGCGGAAAACAGTGGCAGATTTTGAAAACTGGATTTTGTCGGCTGGCGAATGTGACCTATATGACGATGCCGAAATTTACCATTATAAAGCAAGAGCAATTAGCTGTGCCGAAAACGAAAAAGGTTATCATGTTGAGGTAACGGCAACTTTCAAAGCACAGCCGTATAAGATATCTGACGATTTTTCCGACAAGGGATTTGATGATTTCGGTTTTGAAAATGACTATCTAAATCTTACGGACATGACGTTGACGGCTATTGAAATGGCTCCACACGCCCCTATGGGCGTTCTGAAAGTCTATTTATATTCGGACGTGCCGATAAAACCACGTCTGATATATAGGCGGTCTGCTGATGATACCGACAAGGTGGGATTCACGTATTTTCAAAATAACAACGTTGATATTTCCGAAAAGGTATACAGACCGACAGAAAAACCATTCGATATGGACGAATTGATTTTACAGCCGGGGTTGAACGTTCTGTCAGCGTATGGTTTTGGGTCACTCACGCTGAGCCTACACGAGGAGGTGTTATAAATGCATACTGTCACTATCAAAAATGGCATCGAAAAAACCACGATACATAGTGATAATCTTGACCGCATTTCAGGTGGAAAAGTTGTCAAGGCTGTCAATGCCGTTGACAGTTTCACGTTTACCATATACCCTGACAATGCAGGATATAACAAATTGAAACCGCTGACAACATCGATCACTGTCACGGACGATAGCACAGGCAAAGACGTTTTTATCGGGCGTGTGCTGAAATGCCCTGACAGCATGGACGAGCAAGGTCTGATTTGTAAATCTGTCACCTGCGAGGGGCGTTTAGGTTGGCTGTATGACAGTGTTCAACCGTATGCGGAATACAAAGTGGTAGGCATTAGTACAGTGCTAGCGTCATTCATTTCCAAACACAATACGCAGGTCGGCGATGACAAACACATATCGGTCGGGCAGGTCACTGTGACGGGCGAAAATAATTACACATATTCTGTCAACTGGGTATCAACCATGGACGCTATATCTGAACAGCTGGTTGGAAAATTCGGCGGTGAAATCCAGCTGAGAGACCAAGACGGAAAAGTGTACATAGACTATCTGGAACATATCGGACACGGCACAGACACAAAAATAGAACTGGCGGTAAATCTCAAAACTATCAGCCGTGAAATTGACGAAACGAGCGTTATTACACGGCTATATCCGTTGGGTGCAAAGCAGACCGACAGCGAGAAAAGGCTGACGATTGGCAGCGTAAATGGCGGTAAAGATTATATCGAAGATAGTGCGTTAGTCGCTAAATATGGCGTAATCAGCGGTACACAGACGTGGGACGACGTGACACAGGCGTCAATTTTGAAGACAAAAGCCACAGCATTCCTGAAAAGCGCAAACAAAGCCAAAAAGCAGTATAAAATAACTGCGGTCGATTTGTCAACAATTGATATGAATTTTGAACAGTTTGAATTGGGGTGCTGGTATCGTGTAGTCAACCCTCTTATGGGGATTGATGAAGATTTACGCATAATCGGTATCACTATAAACCTTGACAACCCTGAACAATCCGAGCTGACATTTGGTGACAAATTTGAAACCATGACAGGGTTCATGACAGCCAAAACCAAAAGCCTGCAGACCGCTATTGATGATAGTGAATTCAGAAATCGTCAGGTGATAGACAGCAAAATCGAAAATGCCACAAAGTTGATAACAGGTGCAGAGGGCGGACACGTTATTCTTGACCCGTCCGAGAAGCCAGAGCGCATTTTGATTATGGATACGGCTGATATAAATACCTGTAAATCCTGCATTCAGCTGAACAAAAATGGGCTAGGTTTTTGGAAATCATCGGACGGCGGGTCGGCTAAAACTGGGCCGTACACAAATGCGTGGACTATTGACGGAAATTTGGTGGCTAGTTTTATAACCGCCCTGACCCTGACAGGGCTGAAAATCAACAACGGCAGTGGAACGTTCAAAGTGGACGAAAACGGAAATGTGATTGCTAATAAACTGTCGTCAAAATCAGCGACTATCACAGGTGGAAGCATTAATATTCAAACGTCTAGCCAAAATACCAGTGCGATTCAGCTATCCCACAATGAGTGGACGTTGAAAGTCAGTCCGCTGGAGATACGCATTGACAACAGTACGATTGGCGGTCATATCGTCCTGCAGGCTGGCGCTATGTCAGGCTATTGGAATAACGAATTGAAATTTTCACTAGATACAAATAGTGGTAATATTTCAACGTACACAGACAGCGGCAAAAAGGTATTTACAGTTGATACCAATAACAGGGCGATGTATCTGTATAACGAAAATGAAAAAACCGCAGTGCAGTGCTACGGCAAAACAGGTGATATCATGTGCAACAGTATCACTACGAAAAACCACACACTAGACTAGGAGGAATAAAATGGCAAATAATGTTGATTTGGCAGCAGCAATTGAAACTGTCAGAAACGCATTTTACGGCCGTGATGTTCGCCAGGCATTGGTTGACGCACTAACGGCAACAGAACAGGCAGTAAATGATTTAAACCAAAACAAAATCAAAAGTGGCACGATTGAATACACACTGAAAAAGGCTGCGCCAAGCGTACAAATACCGCTGAATTTGGACTTTGTGCCAAAACAGATATGCGTGTCGCTGAGGGATATCGGCACACCTAGCCCATTTCAGAACTACTGCACCCATGTGCAGGTGTACAAGGGCGCATATTTTGCAGTGGTCTGCATGGGTCCTAGCAATGGCGCAACCACTGTCAATGTGCCTGCAGGAACGTACAGCATAGACTACATAGCAATCGTATAGGGGGTGCAAAACAATGGTAATCAGACTAGACGAAAATTATAACGCAATGACATCAACAGCCCTACTGGGTTATGTCGGTGAAACGAATGCTAGACCTGTGTCTGTTGAGGGCATGGAGATAGACGGCGCAGACCGCTATGTAATGACGATAGACTACGGCGACGGTGTTCAGTACGAGGTCGATATCACAGGCGGACAGTGGACACCTACGGCAGATATACTGCGGTCAGCGCAGACAGTCAGCTGCCAGATAGCGGCTAAAAAGCTGTCAGGCGACGAGTATATTTTAGTTAAAAAATCACGCATTTTCCGTCTGAGAATAGGTACAGCTATCGGTGATACGGCTATCCCGTCACCTGACGTGGCTATGGACGCACTTGACCGCATAGACGCCATAGGCAGGCAGGCACACGCAGATATGCAGACAGCCGTCACCGCTGCAGAAACAGCGACAACAGCGGCTGAAAACGCAGAAAAATCTGCCACAGACGCAGAGAAATCAGCAGATACCGCAGAACAGGCGGCAAGCCGTGCTGAAACTGCTGCACAGACAGCACAGGCGGTGGCTGACAGCCTGCCTGAAGACTACACAACAGCTGTTGGAAAGATTGCCGAGAATACAGCTGATATAGCTAGTATAAAACTAAATGATAAGGAAATGAAACGTAGGGTAGATGCTTTGTATGATATAGGACAGGGTATCACCCATAAGTTTGAAACTGATAGTGATACGGCATACGCAAAGACAGTGCCTACGGGGGCAAAGCTGATGAGTGTGAAGTCTGTGGGTGGTAGGTCAATTGTTTGGAATCAGTTGGTTAAACCAGTGCCTGCTGTAGTCACAGGTGCAGGTGTAAAGGCTACGTTTTCTGACGATGGCATTATTACACTGAACGGAACGGCTACCACAACAGGTAGTGCAGTTTCTGTGCAACCTGTTAAAAACCAAAAAGGGCATAAATATCTAATGATTGCAAACCCATTGTCAGGTGTTTATGGAAAAGATCAATTGCAGTTTAGTTCGCAATCATATGGACAGGATTCTACAGGCCACGGGACTATAATCACAAATGAAAGTAGCAATGAAAAATGGTACTACACGTTATATGTGTATGAGGGCGTTACATATGATAACGTTAAACTACAACCACAGATTTTCGATTTAACCGCCATGTTCGGAAGCGGCAACGAACCTAGCACAGTGGAAGAATTCGAAAAAATGTTCCCTAATGATTATTACCAGTATAACGCCGGGGAGATTATCAGTGCTGGGGTGACAGAGGTCGCTGTGGGTGATAGCACCTACCCTATCCCCGAAGCAATCAAGGCACTGCCTGGCTACGGCTGGTCGGCAGGAACGGCACGAAACTATGTGGACTATGAGAACAAACGATACGTTCAGTGCGTACAAAGTGTTGATTTGGGAACACTGAGTTGGGTTGCAGGTGTCGGTGGAAAAGTAAGTTTTCAAACATCGCAAGTTACAGGGCAGAAATTGACAAAAAATTATAGCGTTCCGCCAAATATCATTTGTTCAAAATATTCGACAAAAACGCAGAATGAACTATGGGGTCACATAAATGTAACAGGTATAACGGCTGACGCTAACACTGACGGGTATATCGATGTCAACGATACGTCCTACACCGACGCCACCGCATTTAAACAGGCAATGCAGGGTGTTATCCTATACTACGAACTAGCGAACCCTATAATCACCGATATTTCAACCCTGATACCAGACGACTTCCTGCGGAACATCGAGGTCGAAGCAGGCGGTTCAATCACGTTCAAGGGTGGTAATGACGATTACAGAATACCAGTACCAAGTGAGGAAGAATATATTGTGAAGTTGTCAGAAGTAGGAGGTAGCGTATGACGGATTTGCAAAAGAAAATGGCTGAGAAACTAGGATTATCCCAAGAAGACTTCCAACCAAAGAAGGCTACAAAGGTTGATGAGTTGGAAGCACAGGTGCTATACACTGCACTGATGACCGACACGCTAATTGAGGAGAGTGACGACAATGTATAAAAAGGTCAAACGTTTGTACGACTTGGGGCTGTACACCGCTGAGCAGGTCAAGGACTTTGCTGACAGAGGAAAGATAACCCCTGAGCAGTATGAGGAAATCACTGGAGAGAAATATGAAAGCGAGGTAGTGAAGTGAAATACATAATAATGCTGATGATTGTTATAGGTCTTGCGTTGGCTGATTTTGCCACAGGCTGGATAAAAGCCTATTGCAAAGGCGACGTTAGGTCGTCAAAAATGCGCAAAGGCGGTCTGAATAAATTGGCGGAGATAGTCGTCATGGGCGTGGCTATCGGTTCGGAAATCGGTTTTGAGCAGCTGGGTCACTACTATGGGCATAGTGAACTGGCAGGCATTGCAGGCACTATCACCGCACTAGCTGTTTTCGGATATATTTTTGCTATGGAAATAGTTTCTATACTGGAAAACTATGGTGAAATCAATCCACAGGCAAGCTGGATAAACAAAATTGTGGCAAAATTCGGTGTTTTCAAGGATAAGGAGGACTAATTATGGCTATGACATTTGATGAATTTGTAAAGAAATACAAAGACAAGGGCGTTGATTTTGACAAAGCATATAACGTACAGTGTTTTGACCTGGCGAACCAGTACAACAAAGATGTTGTCAAATGCGGTATGTTCACAGGTCTGTATGCCAGACAGATTTACGAAGATTTCGACAAGCAGGCGGTCAAGGGCTATTTTACCAGAATTAAAAACACGCCGTCATTCGTTCCGAAAAAGGGTGATATCGTTGTGTGGGGCGGTAGTCTGAACGGCGGTATCGGTCATGTTGCCATAGCCACAGGCGAAGGTAACACAAAATATTTCTACAGCTACGATCAGAACTGGCTAGGCAAGAATGACCCATGCACACGTGTCTATCACAACTATAACCATGTTCTTGGCGTTCTCCGCCCGAAAAATCAGAGCGTTATCAATCCGCCTACACTGGAGACAAAAGGCTATAAAAAAGGTGCGAGCACAGACGGGTCGTATGCCCTGAAACAGTTGCTAATCCTTGACGGTGCGAAGCTGGACGATAATGCAATCATCGGCAAGGGCACTGTCAGTGCTATCAACAGCCGTCTAAAAGGTTGGGGATACAGACCGAACGGCATAGCAGGAAAGAAGTTCATTAAAAAAATAAGACAGAAAATTCAGAAATAGTCGCATAAATGTCGCATAAAATTCGCATAAATTTAGCCGTCAGAGCGTTTGCCCTGGCGGCTTTTTTTATTGCGGTACACAGTTATTGCAGCACCTTATGGATTGTACTGATATCGTTGTCGTCACGATCGGCGTTTACAAATATTGTTGACAGCCATTTCACCTGATAGCCACCATTGGTATGGTAGCCGTGGAAATGTGCACGCCTGATGTGCGGTGCTTTCGGTGCGCTGTGACCTTGTGGGCTGTGCTGACCGCCGACAGCGTTCTCAGCCTGCCTATGCTTGCGGACAGCGACGCCTATCCTATATCCTACATTGGCTATGGCTGATTTCTGTGGCTGTGCAGACGGCTTCTGAGGACGTTGTGCGGTGGATTTCTTCTGCGCCTGATGTTTTGTTATGGGTGCGATTTCTGCGTTTACGGCTGATAAGTATACAATGAACTGCAATTTTTCGGCTATGTCGCATATCATTGCCTTAGTGCCTGCCATGTCTTTTTTGACATAGCTGCCTAGAATTTTATATATCAGGTCTTCAACTGTCATATCATACTGCAATTCTATAGCGATTGATTCCGAATAGTAGTCTTTTTCGACATTGTCAAAAAAATATTCTGTCATTGTCATTCGGTCGCCCTGCAAGTCGAAAAAGAACCCCACACTATTTTTGTATTTTCGCTGGATGTAAAAACAGTTACACGGCAATTGTTTGAAAACGTCTGCACTGATTTTCAAATCTGCTGTGCCCTGACCGCTCAGCAGGCTGGCAAAATCATCATCAAAAACATATATCTGCCGTCCGCTATAGTACCAATTCACCATATTTTTTATGGCACCCAGCTTGTCTAAAAAATCATCTGACATTATCGTTTGTTCGGTCAGCTTGGCGGCTTCGTCTAGGGTTTTCTTACCGATTTTGATATAGTCACGCATTAGCTGACCACTGACATAATCCACTATATCGGTATCGGTTGCGATATGTCCTATGGCCTTAATGGTTTCTGCATTGGCTGCTACTACTTTGTCTGGTAGCAATTCGTATTTTTGTTTCGCCATATCACTTCACCCTGATGTTTATGCGGTCAACACTTATGTTTGTTGCCTCAATGCCATGTTTTTTCAACTCTCGTTCAATCGTAGCCGAATTTTTCGGGGTGGTAAGCCTGATCTGTCTGCAAACGTAGTGCTTCTCACACTTTTCACCATAGTTCTTACCTTTGACAACTTCAAATTCGTCTGAAATGTCGTCATCGGTCAGCCCTAGTTTCTCAACGAACGTCTTCCAGTCTTCGGGGCTGATAGGGTCCAGGACTTTGACTTCCACGCCGCCACGTGGCGCCATTTTATATATCCAGTATGCCTTCTTGTCGAACTCTGCTGCGCTTCGTGGGATATTTGCGTTGCCACGTGGTATAAGATATTTCGATACATCATCGACGTTTGAAAAATCGATCATGTTCAGCTGATATGTGCGGTTTTTGACTTTTACCAGTAAATAGTTTCCCTCTGGGGAGTATAGTCCGTCAACTATCAGCCGCTTTTCGCCGTTGATCTCTTCAAACTCGAAGCTGTCAGCTTCCAGCAAATCTTCCGGCTTGCAGTCCAGTGCCGTGCATAGACGTCCTAACGTGCTCGCCTGGATAAAATTGATATCCTGCGCACCGCTCTCAAGACGGCAGATATAGCTTCTGACAGAACCTATCCTCTTTGCCAGCTCATCTTGTGTCATGCCTCTTGCTTCTCTCATGTCTTTCAACTTGCTCATAAAATCATATCCTTTCAGATTTATTTTGCTTTCCAGCCGACGCCCCTTTTTTGTGGGGCGTTTCGTATCAATTTTCAGATACTCATCAGGGCTGTTTTATGCGACGTGTTCAGCGCACATTCTTTCGGCAATTGCTTTTACGTTCTGCATGGTTGCTGGCTCACCTTCAAGATTTATGCGTGCAATGTTTTCATCGTCATAGGCGATATACGAAAATCTGTCTGAAAATTCGTCGCACCATACATAACCTTTTGACATATCAACCATCAAAGCGCCATATGATGAACGATAATATCCACCGCTGTTTGCTCTCTTGTAAGTTCCTACTGCTTTCTTAACGCCTGTGATTTTCATGATTTTGTACCTCCGAAAATTAATTTTTGATTTCAGGTCTCATCTCTTGCCTGTGATTATAGTATACCATGTTATCTAGTAAAAGTCAAGTAGTTAGATAACAAAAATATAGATAACATTGAACTTTGTAGGATTGCATAAATATAAGATTGATTTTTGTGCATATTTTCAGAGCAAAATTTCAGCGTGTGCAAAATTCGTGTCATATATCGTGTCATATATTTATTATTTTGGGTGGTATTTTATTATTTCTACGCATATTTTAGCATTTCAAGGCATAAAGAAAACCGCCTATCTACGCCATTTGACGCAAACAAGCGGTTTCGTACTGGTCGAGGTGACGGGACTTGAACCCACGGCAAAAGTTATTCAAACTACGTTTTTACGCTGTTTTACATTTTTCATGTCATATTTCGTGTCATATATGTCCTGAAAATAGTCATCAATGGTTTGGTCAATACGCTGGCGGTCTGTATCAAACGTTTGCTGATATACCGATTTCAATGTGCTGGTGTTACTCCAACCACCACGTTCCATAGCGTATACATCAGGGATATTTAGTTTCGCCATAACGCTGGCGTTTATGTGGCGTAGATCGTGAAATGTGATCTGATAGCCTGCCGATCGCATTGTTTTGACGAAACGGCCGTACACCTGTTTTCGGGTGTAGGTCACAACATAATCATCGGGTTGCAAGTTTAGGCTGTCTATTAGATTTACTATCGGCTGCCCTAGCCGTAGCTGTCGGCGACTGTTGTAGGTCTTAGCCTGCTCTTTGTCAATTATTTCCTTGCCAACTGTGACACGCACCTGCGACAGTGTCAACACATCACCACATAGGTCCTTGCGACGGATACCCAGTATTTCCGACATACGCATACCGCCCCATACAGCCAACAACACAGGAATTTCTATATCTGACCCACGGAACAGGTCCACTACGGTTTCAACATCAGGCAGAATTTTAAATTTTTTCGTTTTGGACGGCAAACGAATTTTTCCTAGCCGTATATTCACGTCATAGTATGACATAACAGCTGTAAAAAAACCATAGATGTTATGAACAGTTTTCGGCGATTTATCAACGGTCAAACCGTTTACCCAGTCCTGCACTAGCTGCGGCGTAACCTCGTCAATCGGAATATCTTTCAGCCTGTCAACATTGTTGCGCAGGATAGTCTGATAGCCGTGTATCGTGGTGGGTGATAGCACAGGCGTTTTTATTTTGATATATTCTTCAGCTGCGGTCTGGAATGTTATTTGCTGGTTTTCTTCGTCCTGACATTTTATCAGCCATTCCGCCGCCGCAAGCTCGGCGGCTTTTTTCGTTTCGGCCGTGAAAGATTTGTATTTACCGGTGTTTTTATCGTACACTCTCACACGATAACTTCCGCTCGGCAGTCTTTTTGCTGTTGCCATGTTAAATTCCTCCTACTATCTTGACAATATTTATGATTTATGATAAAATAATAGGGTACTTCCTACTATAGTATCATCTCTTGCTAGGTTTGGTTGTGCACGCCCTCACAGGTCGCTCTGTGGGGGCTTTTTGTATTGCGGTATGTTTTATCCGCCACACACCTTGCAAGGCTTATAGCCTGCATTTTGTGCGTCCTGTAGGTTCATTGGCGTGCAGGTATCATCATAGTATCTACATGATTTGTTGTGATACTTGTCGCCCGAAGCCGTGATATATACTATCGTTTCGGCTGAATCCTGTGCGGTAGTTGTTGCAGGGGGTGCTTCGGTGGTGGTCTCAAGCTCTGCGGTGGTAGTAGTTGTTGTCGTGGTGGTAGTGGTGACTTTTTCACCCATGTCAACCGTTATCGTTATAGGGTCAGATGTCACACCGTCATATGTGGCGGTCACGTCTGCAAAGCCGTCTTTCAGGGGTTTCACGTCATAGGTGACATATGCACCGCTATCATCATATTCTAACTGACAAACGTCAGGATTGCTGATTTCAATTTTTATATCTTTCGAATCAACGTCCTCTGCGTCGGTTTCACCTGTGATTCGCAAATAGATTATGTGGCTATAATCACGATTATAGTCATTCAGTGCGATAGAATAGTTGTCATTAGTCCATTCAACCTTTGTCGGTCGCCTATAGCCGAATAGGTGCGCTATTCCATAGACTATAACCGATATAGCACAGAAAATGATTATCACCAGTAGGCAACCGCCCTTTGACGTGCTACTTGCTTTACGGCCGTGAGAACTACGGCTTGACGACTTTCTGCCACCCGATGTTGATACATATGACAGCCCTGTGCCTGGTATACCGACAGACTTTGTGCGCCGCCCTGAGCTGTTGACACTGTATCGTGCGCCCTTTCCACCGACACTAAAACCGACAGATTTTTTATTGATGTTCAATTTCGCACCGTTGCCAATTTTGATTGATTTTCTAAAACGTAATCCCATGTTTTCTACCCCTCTTCTGATAATCACGGCTTCTGTGGACATACTAGCCACAGAGGTGATATATATGATATACGAAACACATCTGCGTGATATACGTCGCACACAACGTCTGACACTGCGCCAGCTATCCGAAATTTCAGGCGTTAGTTTTTCTGAAATTGACCAGATAGAACACTATAACGTTGACCCACGCATTTCAACGGCTGTTTTATTGGCTAAATCGCTAAAATGTGGACTTGACGATTTGTTCAGTTTCAACAAATAATGTTCGACATTATAAACATGCTTGCATTTTATGCCATAAAAATGCTATGATTTACACATAGCCTATATATGTGTGTTTCATGTATATTATAGCATTTTAACGCATATTTTGCAATACTTTTTGACGTGTTTTTATTTTAGTCCGATTTTTCGGACAGTACATAAAAGGGGTATTGACAGCCGTGATTACATGATATATAATAGGCTTATCGAACATATGTTTTTGTAAATCATAGGAGGAGAAAATAATGACGAAAGAAGAACGAACAGAATTTGAAAAAAAACTAGCCCACAGATCGGAAGAGCGTCGTGTAGGGAAAGAGTGTAGATCTCGGTGGTC